GCCGACGCCAGTTGAATCGTCGCTACGGTCAGGGTCGCTTTGGTCGTTGCCGTTCCGCCCGCCATTGTGAGAACGTCATCCACCGCATAGCTGGCGCCAATGGCATTCACGGCGCACGAGGCGAGGTTCGTCTTGGTGACGTTGATCGTGGCTTTCGTTGCCGCCGTGCCACCGGCGGCGGTAATCACGTCACCCGGCGCGTAGCCAGTTCCAACCGCATTCACCGCGGCGGATACCAGCTTGATCGTGTCGACCTCGACGGTCGCCTTGGTTGCTGCGGTTCCACCGGCCAGGGTAATTACGTCGTCGACCGTGTAATTCGTGCCGGCGGCGTTCAGGGCCAACGCAGTCACTTCGCGCTCGGGTTCGTAGGTGATAGCTTCTTCTTCGGTCAGGGTGTTCAGCGCGGCAGCGATCTTCTTGACGTTTGCCGTCGCCGTCGCAGACCACTGCGTATCAGCGCGCAGCATGCCATTCACACCCATAGCGCCGCCGGGAACAGTCACGGTGCGCATCGTCAGGGACTCGCCCAGCGCGGTCGGAGTCGGATCGCCGAGGGCCGCGAGCGCCGTGGTGAGCAAGTCAATTGTGATGATCTTGGCCGAATCGACGGAAATAATTGGGTATTGCTGCGGGTTTCCGGCGTCCAGCGACCAATCGACCTCGATATAGACGCCGGCATGGGTAACGCCAGTCGTCAGGCCATGGTCGCCAGCACTGGTCAGCGCGGCCTTGCCGGGAACGGCCACAGAATCCGCCGCCGTCACGCCGGTATAGGTAGCTGCCACCCCGACTACCGACTTTGCAACAGCAGACTGTGCAATCGTGCGGTTCAGGTATCCAGTCGTTCCGTCCTGATTCTTGATGCCAACCACCAATCCGTCGGCGTCGAACACCAGCGGAACGTCCCCGGAGAACGACCCCATCAGCGTGAAAACGTCGGTATGCGCCTCGAAATGCGCGGCGTACTGGTCGTCGCTGACTGGTTTGATCTCATTGATCGCCCAGGTCACGACCTCGCCGTAGATGTTCGGTGCTTCGACCGCTTGCAGCGCCTTGACGTACTTGCTCATGATCTATCTCTCCTGAAATTTAGCCAGCCTGGAAGACGGTCGCCGTTACCGATCCAGCCGTTGAGGCGGTCGCATGCAAGCGCAGCGCGGCGGCGGGGAACAGCAGACTGCCGTCCGCATTCGCCGACTTGGACGTGATCGAGGCGTGTGCGAACCACGACACGGCGCTTTGTATGCCCTCTTCGTAGGACTGCTCCAGCCCGTAGGTGACTGTCCCCGATTTGACGCAGCCAATACCAATCGAAAACGGAAGTTTCATCGGGTTGATGGCCAGCTTTGGCGAAACGGAGTCGATCAGGTTGCCGACGATGATCGTGCCAGCAGATGCGCCCGACTTGGTGATGCTGCTGATCGTCTTGAAGTGCTTGGTCGTGTCGGAATTGCTGGCATTGGTGCCGGCGACGGTCTCGCTGATGCTGGCGCCGTCCGCATCCGTACCCACGAAGGTGAAGGTGATTGCCTGGTCATCCCCGCCCGATGTCAGGCGCAGAAGCTGGGCGGCGCCAATGGTGGCCACCCCGCTTGCCGCCAGTGCGCCGTTGATGGTGATCGCGCCAGCGCCAGGGGTCTGTGATGCGCAAACCCCGTCCGCATCGACGGCGGTCGGGGTGCAGGTAATGGTCTTCGGGTTCATGGTGTGTCTCCGTTATTGCAATCGGGCGCCGATGGTTCCGACGATTTCGGTCAGCGCGGCAACTTGTTCAGTCAGGTCTTGAATCATGGCAGCGTCAATCGGGCCGGCTGCGGCAGAGTCTGCCTGCGCCTGGGCGCGTGCTGCCTCGGCATGCGTCTTGCCAACCTTGGCTTCTTTCTCAGCCAAGTCCAGATCGGCGGCGCGTTTCTGCATGGCGGCGACCTCGTTCTGCTGGGCTTGTGCCTGTTCCAGTGCGGCGGCCTCTTCGGGCGTTTTCGGCGGCTCGGCATCGCCCAACTGCAATGCCTTGCGGATCCGCTTGACGATCTCGGCACGCTCCGGCAGGTCGGTGGCCGCCATCACAAAGTCGAGCACCAGCCCCTGATACTGAGTCGGCAGGCTCTTGGTGATCTCAGTCAGGGCCATCAACCGCTGGTTGCGGTAGCTCGACGTGCTCGGCACGTCCGAAAGCGCCGCCTTCAGTTGTGCGCGCTGCACGTCGTTGGTGAGCATACCGTTCTCGCCGGGCGTGTTGAGCCTCACGACCTTGTTGCCGTTGATCTCGTTTTCGATACTGACTTCCTGCTCCTGGTCGCCGATATCCTCGATAATCAGTGACAGTAGGAGGTCGCCGACCTGACGGCGCGCGAACTGGTAGTTGTCGAATATCTCGGCGAGGGTCTGCGTCGACTGCTCAATCAGGCTGTTGGCGGCAATTCCCGAGATATTGCCCTTTGTGCTGCCCTCGAAGCTGGCATAGACGCCGGCCACGTTTTTCAACGACTGGCGCTTGTCCATGAGCGTGTTGTACTGCTGGCCGTTGAGCTGAAAGTCGCTTTCGACCTTGAATACCCCGCCTTGCTGCATCGCCTTGGCGTTGAGGACGTGCAGGGCATCGGGCCTTGCGGCTTCACGTCGAACAGTTTCCGGTGAATCCTTGGTCACACCTTCGGTCATGGTGATGCGCTTGGCCGCCAACAGCCAGACTTGCTTGGTGGTGCGGGCGTTGATCTCGTCCTGCAACGGCTTCATCGGGCGGCCCAAGCCGTAGGGCACGCCGGTCATGTCCTCGCGCTTGCCAAAAAACGGCACATACGGGAACTTGTCGTGCTTGTAGGGCGTCGGGATGTCGGCGAGCTTGTGCGGGCCGATGAACCACGCCAGCCTGACCTTGGTCACCAGCGCCGACTGCACGTTCACAAGGTTGTAAGCCACGGCCTCGACGTGTTCCCCATTCTTGCGGTCGAACTCGATCACCCTGCCGTCGGGTGTCTTCATGACGTGCGTCCTGACCCAGCGGCGATACCAAACTTCTGACAAACACAGGCGGCGGCGGAAGGTATCACGCCACTCCTGTTCCTCGACCGTCCAGCCGCGCTCGCGACCGTAGTCCATGGCTAGGCCGGTACTGCGCCCGCCTTCGATCAACATCGTCGGATCGAACCCGGACCAGCCGTTGCCGGACAGGTTGATGGTTTCAGCCTTGTCCGGAAACACCTTTTCCAGCACGTCGGTGTCGTGCCAGCGCTTGCGCACCAGGTAGCGCCAGTCTGACGTGTCGGCGCGTTTGCCGCGCATGTCCCAGAACACCTCGTTTCGATGCACGAACTCGACGCGGTGCGGGTAGCGGAAGGGATTGTGCTCCCTCGCAACCTCAACCCAACCCATGCCAGCCTTGACCATCGCCGCGAACCCGTCGGAACAGGCTCGGTCTGCCGTGGATTCCTGTTCGGCCTGCTTCATGCGGTAATTCATGGCCTCGGCGACCTCGACGAAGTCCTCGCCGGCATTGGCCGCCACCTTCCAGTCCAGTCGCGTCTTGGCTTCGAGGCCGAGCACGGAGTCAATCGTCGGTGCCATCAGGTTCTCTATGATCGGCGCCATGCCTAAGTCCTTCATGGCCATCAGCGTGTCGGAGTCCAGTTGCTGCCCGTCGTAATAGTCGCACTCGATGTCGGCCTGCCGGCGCCACGCGGGCTGCTCTTGGATCTCCAGAAGCATGTTGGCGAACTCGCTGGGCGTGATTTCGGTAACGGCGGACGCGGGCGTCGACGCTGAAACAATGCGCCCGCCCTCCATCAGTGCCGATTCGTTCATATCACCCATTTCACATAATCTTCCAGTTGTATTGGCGTTGCTTGGCGGCGCGCTCTTCCACCGGCGCGATCTCTGCGAAGCCCTTGCTCATCCAGCCGTAGCGCGACGCGCTCAACAGGTCGTCGTACAGCGCCACGATCTTGCCTTCCTTGCGGTGATAGACGCGGAACTCAGCAAACCAGTCTTCGAGATGCTCGAACACCTTGAATCTTCCGGCGTTCATATCGTCGAGAATCCCAAGCACGCCAGCCTCGACCGACTGCCGAATGGCCTTCGTCTCGTCCGGCGTCCCTTCCGGCGCGTGCTGCGCGTGCTGCACCAACATGTTCAAGCCTCGGTCGCCGTACTGGCGCTGCAACACGATTCCTGACCCCTTTTCGTGCTGGTGTCCATCGTGCGGCCAGGCCACCGGCATCCACGCATCCTTGCCGCAGCGCGGCTTGACGGCATCCACATGCACGGCTGGCGTCTGCTCGGTGATCCGGTAGGCGTCGTAGATATAGGTGGTGTCCGTATCCATTTCGAACGCCATCCATACCGCCGCAAACGGGTGTTCCCATCCAAAGTCCAGCGCGCAGATGCGCGGCCAGTGGTCGGGAATCTTGAACGCCGCCACCTTGATCTGCTCTTCAGGCACCGGAAACACGCGCCCGGAACCCAACACCGGAACTCCTCGCGCTCGCGCCTCGCGCTCATGCGCCGGGAAGCTGGCGATGATCTTCTCGCGCTCCGCCGCCGGGATATGCTCGGCGTCCTCGATGGTCATGTTGGTGTCGCTGCGATCTGGTCCCGGATCCGGGATAAACCGCATCACAACCTTTGACATGCCCATCAGCGGCGTGAATGACATCGCGGCCATACCGCCCGTCGCAATCGTTCGCGCCAGACCCTCATCGTAGATGTCTTCCGGCGGTTCCTCGTCGAACCATACAAAATCAACCGGCGGACCCTGCCACTTGCGCCGGCCCTGCGCGTAGTAGTGAAACCGCAACATCGACCAGCCATCGTGCCTCCCGTTGGCGAAATGCTTGATCCGGATGAAGTCGTACAAGTCAGCCGTTCCGCTGGCCATGCCGTACATGCCCTCGCCGCCCAGGCAGCGCTTTGGTATGGCGCCGGTTCCTTCCTCGCCAGGCAACCCGAGCAGCACACGCTGCGGGTTGTCTCGCGTCGCCTCGGCGGTCTCGCCAGACGCCCACACCACTACAGGCCGCATCCATCGCCGGCCACCCCAATCATCCGGGTAGAGTCCGGTCAGGTGATAGGCGGCCTCGGCGCCGATGCAGTACGACTTCCCGTTTTGGTTCCCAGCGCGCAGCAGGCGCTCGCGCTTGATCTTTCCCGCGGCGTGAAACTCTCGCTGCTTCGGGTAGGGCCGGTAATCAAGAATCTTCTCGTGCGACAGCGCGCGCTCCAGGTCGCGGCCAACCGCGTGAAGCTGATTAAGGGATAGGGCGGATAGGCTCATTTCCCATCAAGCCCGCTATTTAGTAGGTCGGCGCGTATAACCCCGTGTTTTTCGGCACCAGACAGGCTATTTAGTGGGTCAGTGCAAACGAACTTCTGCTCCACGACGCTCAATCTCCTGTTTGACAGCATCCATGGCCACCTTTTTATCCTCGTGCGGGATGTCGTCCAGGTCGCCAGTGCGGATTTCTTTACGGTCGATGAACATGCCCAGTTCTTTGCCAATCAATTCAAGCGCCCGATTCCCTGCGGCCAGGTTCTGCTTGTACTCGCCTATCGGCTTGCCTTCGCCGTCGAGTACCGGCTCTGCGGCCTTGGCCATCGCTACAGTTTCAACAAGTTGTTCGAGAACCCAAGCCTTTGTAACACTGGTCTTTTCGGCAGCAATCGCTATTACGTTTGCGCGAATCCCAGCAACTCTTGAGCAAATATCAGCATTTTTCAGCAACCGCATGCCAGAAGTAGCCGCGCCGTTGCAACTGTAACCGGCCTGAACGTAGGCCTCAGTAGCGCTCGCGCCCTTTGCGACCAAATGCGCAAAATGCTCATGCTTTGCATTCTTGAGCATGCTCATCGCACGACCACCAGAGCAACGACAGCCAAGCCGATGATGGCCACGATGCCAACCATGCCGCTCACGACCCATGATCGGGCTTCCTTGAGCGGGGGCAGGGCGATCTCGATAGCCGACGCGCGGCCTTCCAGCGACTCCATCCGGCTTTCGAGCGATTGCGCCGCAGCTTTTACCGATGAACAGGCCGCTTGTTCGCATTTGCCCGCCTGGAGGCGGGAGATTTCCGCGAAGGCGCGGTTCAGGCCGTCGCGGGTTTCGGCGTGGCGCTCTTCCAAGACAGCGAGCTTGCCGGTGTTGCTGGCGATTTCCCGGATTCCGTCGCGGATTTCGTTGATGGCCTCGCGTATCGTGGTTTCGACGGCGTCGACTCGGTGGGCCAGGATTTGCACGTCAGCGTCCACGGTTGCTTCCTTGGGCGCCCCGATATCCGGTGCTTTTTTTTGATTTTGTGGTTGATCGGGAAGTCATGATTTCGCCATCAGTCGTGCGATGTCGCCGGATTTCGCCGCGCTGCCGGCGCTGGAACCGAAGTAGTAGGCCAGCACGCCAGTAAAGCCGCTGCCGAGAGCGCCCAGCATGACCAGCAGAGCGTCGCCGCCTGAAGGTGGTACGCCCTCGACCATGAGCCAACCCAGGATGCCGAAGAATCCCAGGGTGATGCCAACGGCGAGCGTGCCCGGTACCCAATCGCGTACTGCCGTCTCGCGGCGTCGAGCTG